ATACTCAATCTCAACAAACAGCTCAAAATAATACACAAAAAGATTATAGCAATCAATTTAATAATGATATGCCGGTAGCTCATGATGGTGGACAAAATGGTTATGGATATGGAGATTATTTAGCAGCTAAAGAAGCATCGGAAAAAGCTAGACGTGGAGAATTGCAAGGAGTTGGTGGTTCTTGGGGCGTTGCGCCAGGACAAGACTTTAATTCGTGGAGAGACCAACAAGCAGAGATACAAAATGAACACATCGCTCCAGATGAATAAAATTATGGGTAGGTTACTACCCTTATTTTTTTACTTTTTTAGAAGGAAATGATATGTGAATATGAAAAAATCATATAGAACTGTAAATGTCCCCTACTAATATGAAAATTTTACAAAAACACTAGATTAAATGTCAGTAAGTTTTTCCACAAAAAATATTATCTCAGCTGTATCTTTAATTACACATAATGCAGTATATAACATACTAAAGAAATTCTGCATAGAAAATAAGATAAATAAATAGACTTTACATAGTTTAAGACATACACATGCATCTATGTTGCTAGCTTAAAAATTTTTCAATTCAATATGGAAGTAAAAGACTTGGGCATGCAAATATTGAAATAACATGGCGTGGATATAGTCACCTCTTAGAAGAATTAAAAAGTTAAGACGATGCAAAGCTTGATAATATAATAAATTTTCAAGTGGTCAACAAAACGGACAACTTGTCTTTATTTCAATCAATATTGACCATCTATTGATCAAAATATTTTAAACACTTTTTCAGATTTCTACAAAAATAAAAAAAGAACGTTGATACAACAACGTTCTAACGTAAATCAGTAAAACTAATGTTTACTAATTTTTACTATTTTACGGAGAGTGAGGGACTGCTCAATAGCTTTAAAATAAGCTTTCAAGTAGTTTCATTGTACGTAAGTTGACCAAAATTTATTATTTAGTTTTTTCAATTTAGTTGTCTCTATACTACCATTTCTATAAGATAATATTCCTCATTTTATTAGTATTATACATATATTAAGAAGCATTCTTAATTGTTTTTTTTCTTTCATCTCTTTTCTTGATTTTGCATAATTAACAATTAACACTGAAGAAGCTAGTAAAAAAGCATTCATAAAAGTATATTGATTTAGAAAGCTTAGTGCATCGGTATTTATTAGGATTAAAAATTCATCCTCTTCCTTTGGCAAGTCAGTATGTTTTTTATAATAATCAATAAATAATTTAAAAAGTGTCATAAATAATGCAATCAAACCTATAAAAAGTGAATAGAACGGAACGAAATCGTAGACATCTTTATCAAAAAATTTATAAATAAGTTTTAGAACGCCTATTGAAACTAAGCAATTAATTAATAAACCTATAATTATGAACGAAATAACAAACACCATTACCGTAACTCCAGTTTCGTCAAAATATGGTTCAATAACTTTATCCAAAAATAAAATAGATAAATACATATAAATTAACGAAGAAAAAATCATTGCAAGTAACATAACTAAGTATTCCATTACATGACATAAAAATTTCATAAAATAACCTCCTAAATATTTTATTTTTTGTATTCCACATTTATAAATTAATAAACATAAAAAATGGTAAACAAAAATGCCTAACCTTTTAATTATTTATATTCTTTTTCTACTTCAATAATATGCTTATGCACCCACCCGTTATTGCTCGGCGAATATGTTCGACACCAAATATTTCCTTGTGGATCTTGATTTTCTTCAAAGATATATACAATAGTATTCGCTTCGAGTACTTCTTTTTCTTTTGCAAAACTATAGTTTTCAAAATTATTACCTGCACATTCACGTAGTGAAGCATAATATTTGATTGTACCTCTGTAATAAGGTTTTTCTGATCATACACTCACAGATGTACACCCAACTGATTTTTCTCAATGATTTCATCACTCTCTTCAGGTTGATTCACAACGGTATCTGTATCAACATCTTCTCCCTGTATTGTAATCATCATCTAAGTTACCACTCGTACCTACTGCAATTGCAGGATATTGTGTACCTGCTGTCCTACTAAAAGTTAGAAAAGCACATGTCCCATTATTACTTTGATAAATAGAATTATTAGTCGTATGGAAAATGATTCTTGAATGTCCATAATAATTTGTTTCTGCACCGTCAAAATAATCTAAACTATTAGCGTTTAAATTCCAACGCATACTACCACTTGTTGAACGTAATACACCACTAGTAATTCTTGATGCATCAATATCAATCGCTTTAATTGCATTAATAAATGCACTTTTTGCAGTGAGTGTATTAACAAAAGATTCATTACTGATTAACTTATTCACTAAACCATAATCAACATTAATAGCGTTTGAAGTAATACTATTAGCAGTTATTAATCTAGTACGTAAATTGGAAATATTACCATAAACTGATTCTAAGGCTTTAGATTTCATTTTTTCAGTTAATGTATAGTTTGATGTTAAGTTATTAACCAGTAAATTATTCGTCATTAATTTATCGATTAATGCACGATCAACATTAACCATGTTTGCATTAACACTATCTGCAGTTAAAATGTTACTTCTTAAGTAGTTAATATCCCCTCTAACTGCCTCAATTGCTTTTGATGAAATACTGTCTGCGACAATATTAATTTGTTTTTCTAAATCATCTACATTAGGTGACCAATCACTTGCTACAGTACCTTTTTCTAGTTGTGGTTTAGCAATATAAACAAGTTTATTAGGCCACGTAGATGTAAAATAAATACGTAAGTTGGTTTGGTTTCCAGTATTGAATTTAAAAGTTAATCTTTGCTTATCTCTAACTTCTTTTATCGTTTCATTTTTAAAAAGAAACTGTCTAGGTTTTAATGAATAACCATTTTCATTAACGATTTCAATTGGTGTATATGCTCCACCTACTTTAAATTTAGGGATAACGTCATAACTCAATACATAGTCGGTATTAGGCTCTAATTTCACGAATTGGTTTGTTTCCCAAAAGAAATATCCTTTACTATCTTCATGTTCTAATGCATATAACTGATCATTAATAACTTTTCCAAATTCCACTATCTTATTATGATTAAATGGTGTAGTGTAGTTTGAAGTACCTTTTAATAAATTTACTGCACCAATCTTCATATTATCTTCTTTCCTATTAATCTGATTGATTTGTTCAAGTGTAGCACTTCATTAACAAATTGAGAAAATGGTTCTATTTTTTTCTGAAATAGTTAATCTTGAATGATATTTTTGACTACCCAACTTTTTGTTTGTTAGCGATATTCTGCTACCTATTTTAATTTTATGTTCATTGGTTGATTATCTTTTAACTCTTGATATTCAACTTTAGTAATAATCGCATGTGTTTCAGGTACTGGAACAGTAATATTTAATGTTTGTAGAATTGCATGAATCACTCCCCCTTCAAAAAGTTATACAAAGTAATATATATGACAAAAATTTTTGACTTTTATTTGTTCAATCTCTATATTAAACAATTTAGATAGAGCATAGACCGTTACATTACTAATGTTAGCGTCCTCTTTTCCCCACTCTCAAATCGTTTTTCTTGTAACTCCTAACTTATCTGCAACGTCCTGTTGAAGCATATCATTCATTACCCTCCATTTGTTTATAGTTAATTGTTCCAGCATGTTAACCACCACCTTTTATTGAAAATAACATAACATTAGCTTTATATATTTATTTATTAAAAAAGTGATTTATTTTATTCATATATTATTGAAATCGTTGTTAAAATTAATAACATATGATAACTTAATATTACATAAAGTAATATTAAGGAGTTTTACTATGGGTACTAAAAGTTCTAGAAAAATTTTTTCTGAAAATCTTCAACGATTAATGAGAAATAAAAATGTGGACCAAAAAGAGTTGGCAGAAGATATTGGAGTTACACAACCAACAATTTCTAATTGGATTAAAGAGACAAAGTATCCTAGAATCAAAAGAATACAAACATTAGCAGATTATTTTAATGTTCCAAAATCAGAATTAACAGAAGAAAATTATGTAGTATCCAAAAATCAAATTTCAGCACATATTACTCCTGATGTTACTAAAGATGAAATGAGAGAAATCATAAATTTCATAGAATATATAAAAAGCAAAAGAAATAGCGATAAATAAAGAGAGACGCAAATTTTACTAATATTTACTTTAGTATGATTAAGTCTCTTTTTTTATATATAAAATTATGCATAATTTAAACCTTCATATAGGAGTTGATTTTATAAATATAATCAATATACAATTTTTAAAACTAAATAAGGAGTGAGAATTATGCATCAAAATAAGGAGTTGATTGATGATATAGATATTAAATATATTGAAATGCCAGATAGATTAGAATGAGTCATTTTAGGTAGTGAATTATATGTTAACAGTAAATTATCATCAAGTTCTTATGTGAGAGAAGACACCAACACTTACAAAGTAAAAAGTAATGAAACTAACGCACTAATCTCTTTAAATCAAATTGAAAAAGCATACATCTCCCACGATTGCAAAACACTTCATGACTTAAGTAATTACTTTAACTTACCTACTAAACATTTATTTCTAACAATGTGATTCTATAACCTTAAATATACTAATTTACCTTTTTTCAATATATAAAAAATTAAACCTGCTACTTTTCATCAAATAAATACACAGGAGGACGTTTTATGCAACAAGAAACGACATCATGGTACAAACAAGAGTGGTTTATTGTTTTATCACTTTTATTCATTTTTCCACTAGGTTTATTTCTCATGTGGAAATTTAGCAATTGGCCATCTATTGCAAGAACAATCATTACTGTTGCAATTTCAGTTATCGCATTAGCAAGCATTACCTATTATGGTAATCTACAAATGATTGTACCAGCAACATCAAATTCAAATAACGAAACTAAAGAAACTACAGAGAATACTGTAAATGATAAAGACGAGCAAAATCATAAAGCTGCAGTAGAAGAAACAAAAACTAATTATGACTCCACCAAAGAAAGTACTAAAGAACCTGCAAAAGAAAATGAATCTGCAACACGATTGGAGAACTCTGCACTTGAAAAGGCAAAGTCATATTCTGATGATTTTCACATGTCTAAACTGGGAATTTATGATATTTTAACATCTGAATATGGAGAAAAATTTGATAAAGAAGATGCACAATATGCTATAGATCATCTAGAGGCTGATTATGAAAAGAATGCACTTGAGAAAGCAAAATCATATGCCAAAGATATGCATATGTCTAATGACTCAATTTACGATCTTTTGGTGTCTAACTACGGTGAAAAATTTACAGAATCAGAAGCAAAATATGCTATTGATCATTTGGATAATTAAGTTAAGGACGAGCAACTTTCTCGTCCTATTTTTTAACACCAAGAGAAGAAAGACGAGAATGAATGTGAAAAAAAATTAATATAACATGGTCTTATGATTTTAGATGTAAAATAAGAACTATCGTAAAAGAGGTTATAAAACTAAAAAGTAGCGTATAAGGCAATGCAACTTAAATACAATAAAATAAATAAGAATCAACTCTTTCGTCTGACACACCGTTTCTAGAATACTTACAAGATTGTATAAAAATTAATAAAAAGAACAAAATATCACAATCAACTTTAAACTGTTATTATAATGCATTAAATATCTTTGATGAAAAGTTGGGCAATACAGCTATTAAAAATTTTTCACAACTCAGATATAGCGAAATGTTAAAAGAGTATGCAGAAGGTCACTTTATTGGTGGACATAAAAAAAGACATACGAAAGCAAGTGTTCAAAAATTAAATAATTGCTTTTCACAAGCTTTTAAAGATGCGTTAAATGAGGAAATAATTGAACGTGATCCAACTTGAAACGACCCTATCTTTGAAAGGAAACCTACAAAAAAAGAAGAAGATAAATTCATGTCTTTAACTGAATACAGGAAATTAAAATAATTCTCAACTTGTAAAAATGAATTATCATATTTAGCAATTTTTATACTCATAGCTACAGGTGGACTTTTGGAGAGGTACAAAATTACAATATAACGATATAGATTATATCAATAGTACTATTCATTTAAGAAGTACTATGACAAAATCATCTAATAAAATCATTTCAATTGCTAGAAAAGATATCAAAAAATATACAAATTGTTTTAAATCATAGACCAAAGTCAATTAATGAATATAGTTTTATTACGGGATCAAATCTAATAAGTAATAATGCAGTACTACTCTATTAAATAAATTCTTATTAGAAAATAAGATAAATAAATAGACTTTACATAATTTAAGACATACACATGCATCTATGTTGCTAGCTTAAAAATTTTTCAATTCAATATGTAAGTAAAATACTTGAGCATGCAAATATTGAAATAACATGGCGTGTGTATAGTCACCTCTTAGAAGAATTAAAAGTGAAGACGATGTAAAGCTTGATAATATAATTAATTTTCAAATGGTCAACAAAACGGACAACTTGTCTTTAGTTTAATCAATATTGACCCTCTATTGATCAAAATATTTTAAACACCTTTTACAGATTTCTACAAAAATAAAAAAGAACGTTGATATAACAACGTTCTAACGTAAATCAGTAAAACTAATGTTTACTAATTTTTACTATTTTACGGAGAGTGAGGGATTCGAACCCTCGAGACGCTTGTGACGCCTACACACTTTCCAGGCGTGCTCCTTCGGCCAACTCGGACAACTCTCCATGCTAGAATATAGTAATAAAAAAACAGAAGCGATATTTCACTTCTGTTTGTATGACTCCTACGGGACTCGAACCCGTGTTACCGCCGTGAAAGGGCGGTGTCTTAACCGCTTGACCAAGGAGCCAT